GGTTTAGGTCAAGTTGCAATCACTGCGACAACAGGCAGCATTACGACAGAAGCAGATGCACCAATCTCAGCACAGGGTCAAGATGCAATTAATGGAAACATTAGCCTGACTGCGGCAACAGGTATTCGTCAGAATGCAAATGTTGTTAGCCAAGGTTATGGTGATATTGGCTATAAGAGTGCTACAGGTGACATCGTACAAAATGCGAATACATCAACAACTCAAGGTAATATCGACTACACAGCAGATGCTGGTAGCATCAATATGGAGACAAGTACACTCACTTCTGTAGTGCAAAAAGGTAATGTTCAATATAAAGCGAAGCAAGACATTGTCGTTAACCGAATTGAAACACCAAATAGCAATCAAGTTAGCTTAATTTCAGAAGATGGTCATGTTTCTGTTCAGACAAATACACCAGCTGATACAAATGTCGTTACAGGTGATTTAGTTGTCTCGGCTAAAAAGAATATTGCGAGTTTAGTTTTACCATTAAAAACTAAAATTACTCGATTATTTGCCAAAACAACGGGTAATGATTCAAGTTACGCTTCTGATATTTATATTAATGAGCAGGATGGTATTGAATTATCTCAAGTTCAAACTCAGAATGGTCAATTCGTTTTGAATGCTGGACAAAATATCCTTGCAAAAGATGTAAGTATTAATGGCGACATGAGTGTTAAGACACCTGGTCAATTCACAACATATGTTCCAACAACTGCTACTGAAATTGCTGGTTCTGTGAAGGCAAATCAGTTAAAAGTTTCTGCCGATCAACTTGTTGATCTAAATACTCAAGTGAATAATGCGGATATTACCCTTAAAAATGGCGGTGATATTAACATTAATGAAAAAGACAGTATTACTTTAAGTCAATTATCAACTCCAAATGGCAACATTAATGTTAAAGCGAATGGTGCAATTGCAGTTGATAAAGTCACTGCAACAGCACAAGTTAAATTAGCTTCGTTAAATGCGGATATTAAACGTTTAGCTTCAAGCCAAGCAGATAAAAACATCGTTTCTCAAGATCTAAGTTTGGTTTCAGCGACAGGTATTGGTTTATCTACACTACCATTATCGATACAAACCAACACATTATCTGCTGCGGCAACTTCAGGTGATATTTATTTAACACAGCAGGGGAATCTCAACCTTAAGAATTTAACTACTCCAGCGAATGTGCAACTCACCATTAAAAATGGTGGTTTGACAGGCTCTGCAACAGGTATTCTAAAAGCAAGTCAAGCTAAAATTGATGCTGAAGGTGCGGTAACAAACTTAAATACTGCTGTTGATCGTTTAAATATATCAACAACTCAAGGCAATATTACTGTACATGAAGCTGATGGTCTCAGCCGTGTTGATGCGAAGACTAAAAATGGCAACATTGAATTAGATACACGCACAGGAGATATTGGATTAGGGTTAATTCAAGCAGCTGATTTACCAAGCACAACGACAGCAACTCGTTTAGGTAATGTGGCAATTACGGCAGCTCAGGGTGCTATAAAAGATGCGGATAATGATGATGATAATCTTCGTCTTTTAAATGTAGTGGGTAAATCATTTGTTGCATCTGCAACACAAGGCGTAGGTGAACCGAACAATAGTTTAGAAATCGATGTGACTAATTTAACTGCAAATACAGGAACAGGTGGAATTGCTTTAGTTAAATTAAACTCAACTGATCTGAACTTAGTTGCTGCCAAAGGACAACCTTCATTAAGTGCTCAAAGTGGTGATATTTCTATTAAAACTGCTGGTCGTTTGAATATAGAAAACCCAATTTACCAAGCAAATAATGGAAATATTAATTTAAATGCTCAGGGTGATATTAATCAGAATGCTGATATTACAACTCATGCGAATGGCAATATTAATGTCATTAGCGGAGGAAATATCAATATGTTGACGAATAACACTCAAAGTGATGGTGTACGTACAACAACTGGATCAGGTGTAATCACTTATCAAGCTGCTGATACACTTAATCTGGGTTATTTACAATCAACTGAGTTTGGTGGTGGCGTCAAGATAACTGCTGCAAAAATTAATGATGGTATTACTACAGGTGGTAATATTGAAGGATCATTCATTGATATTAAGTCACCATCGATGAATCCTGCATTAGTTGAGCAATTAATCGCAGAAAAAATCTTAGAGTCGGCTTTGATTAAATTAAATTATCAGGTTATTGGAGGAAGTTTATCTAATAGCCGCAAATTTATGTCTGACTTATTTGTTTCAGAGCAACAATTGGCAAATTCACTTAAATTTGATTCAAAAGTTGGATTGAATGAATTAGTAAATATTGATTTGTTGAAGTAGTTTTCAGACTAGGAAAATATACTGTATATGAAACATATGCAGTATAGAGTCCACAGTTTAAGAACGATGCCAGTCAATTAAATTTGACTGGCATTTTTTATGAGTAAAAATTTAGCTTGCAGTATAGTGACTAGATTTGGTGAGAAGATAGATATTAATAACCATTATATATCAAATACTTAACAACACATAATTGCGTATAATGTATATTATGTTAAATGACTTATAAACTGTCACCACAACACCGCTATCGCTCTTAAAATCGCAATGACAGCTATTGACAGCTTGAACTGGAACGCTATCAACAGTAATTCAAGTAACATAATATAGAGTTATGCGAAATCCTAACGCCTATAGATCGAATTACTAAGCGTCAAATTATTAAGAAAGCGTTGAAGTTTAACGTCTTGCTGTATTGCCCAGACCATCAATTTTACTTCTGTGATCTGATCATCATCTGCATTTTGTTCTTGTAATATCTGCAAATAATCATCAAGCATAACGATTAATTTATCTGTATTCATATAGTTGCATGTTAAAAGTCATAGACTACGCCTTGTGACCCTCTACGCACGCTTCGAGGGGTTCACAATTCCCCTGAATGACTTTTATGGTTAATCCCTCATAGAACATAAGGGAGGATTTTGTAATCAAAGAGAAGAAATTTAGATTTTCGGCTGCTCTATCTGCGTAGAAACTTCATTTCTTTGCGTTTCTGTACTCGCCATATCAGACCGATTTTGAGAAGCAAAGTAGTTAAACGGACGATCATTGTCTTTTATCAGACGCTCACAATCAGCTTGTGAAACATCAAGTTTTGTTCCTTGTTGCGTATATGCCTGATATTTTGAGCCGAACTTTGTGCAACCACTAAATACAGGTTTTGCCGTAACTTCATAAGAAACATTTTTTTGTATTTCATTATCATAAGGCTGATTTGGATTATATGTTACGGTTGTTTGTCTATTGTCTCCAGTAGAAACAGAAGAACCATTTTTTGTGATCTGATCAAACCATTGTACGCATTCAGGCTTTTCTACGTTTGCGCCTTTTCTGCATTCTGTTTCTAAATTTTGCATACCACTGGAGACAACTTGCGGAGTAGTTTGCATTTTATTTTCTTCAGTAGCCTTTTGCCCTGTCATACCAACTATCGCATTTCGAGCAAGTTTATCACCGCCCGACTTTGTAAATAGAAACCATGATACAGACATTAAAACAACAATGGCAATAATGGCATAGATGAATTTACTTTGTATTTTAAACTGAATAGACGTATGTGCAGATGCACTTGTATACATGTCTTGCCATTTTTTCTTATAGAAGAATTTATAACTGTCTTGATAGTTGACTGAACGTGTTGAAGCAGCAGCTTGCCACGGATCACGCAGCCAACGTTCAAATTCGTAGATAGTTGCAAATGGCGGTTTTTGTATTGGACGTTTCACCAAATACATTTTTTCGACTAATTTCCGAATGCCTTTGTTTAGTCGTTCAGGGTCTTGCGTCATCAAGATAATATCTTTGTTCTGATGACCATGTGTTGTTAAATCAACAATCATGGGATTTTGTGACATTTTTCCATCACTATCACAGTATTCAAGGCGTTTATGTATTTCATCCATAAAAATAATTGAGTCATGCGGTACATCACGCCAATCCTTTGGAGCTTGCTGAATGAAATCACATTTTTCTGCATGCCCCTCAATATCTGAATAAATCTCACGAACAATATCCGTTTCAGGATTGAATTTTCCTGAATCTATTCGTTTCTGAATCTCAAGATTTTTTTCATGATATTCATAAGCCATTTTTGCAGCAAATTGGCTTTTTCCGTGTCGTGGCTGCCCAACAATTAAATAAATAGACATTAGCTTGATGCCTTTCCTATAGTTACCTTGTTAATCATCAATGTAACCTTGAGAACACATGCCCCCACGATGATTGACAGCCCGTAGTCAATGTTACCCAATGCCAATATCTGCAACACGTCAGCCGACATTTTGCCCCACTCAGTTTGAGCGTATGAGATCAACTGATTAAACAAGGTTAAAACAACGGCACTGGAGAACACGCCTAAACCTAAACCCTTTAAAAGTGATTTTCCTGTTTTTGAAAGTGTTGCATCTGCTACAGATACAAGAATACTTTTTAAACTCATATTTCTGAATCCTCACCTTTTCGACCAACACCAACAAGAATCATTGCAGCAGATAAAAAACCTATTAGCGGTGCAACAAATGACCACTTTGAAGCAAATTGACAAATCGGCTCATAACTAATTGAAGTAGTACCTTTTGTTCCAATTGTTATATTAATTGGAATAGGTGCAGGGCAACCAGGCGTTGATTTAAATGTGCCTGTATTCAATTGACCTATATTTATTTCTTTTGGTAATTCAGGTTCTTCATTTTGATCAATAGAATCATCTTTCATGAAATCACAAACAGTATTAGCCCAATCACAAAAATTAGGTAAATTAAAGCCATTAGGAGCAGGCGTTGGATTTTCAGGCGTTGGTGCAGGTTGATTTGGTTTAATACCAGTATCGTTTGAATTCGGCTGAGATTTATCTAATTGACTTTCAACCTCTTTAACGGTTGGTGAATTATCTTTTTCCCATTGATTTGCAGGCTTGAATAAGTCAGGTGCGATATTTGGATTCCATTTAGGATTTAACTTAGGTGCAAGCTCAGGGTCAGCAAAATCAGGGTGTGTATGATTTGCATAATCAGCGAGCTGCTCTGGTGAAAGCTGTTCTTTTTCTTTCGGCGGTTCTACTAACTTTGCATCTTTTGTAACACGTATATAATTCGCGGTTTGAGTTCCGTTATATGTAAATGTTACTTCAATATCAATAATTTGAGGAATAGAAGATGAAGATAGATCAGATACTTTTGTTGTATGATACTGATCAGCCCACATATTAGAAATTTTACAGTCTTTAGCAGTAGAATTCGTTTTACAGATATTAAAATCAGGAAATGCGTCAGCAGGACAAGTATAAACACTAGTACCCGCTTTCCATTTGTAGCCAAAGTTTTTACAGCCAAAGCCAACATCGCCAGTTTGTTTATAACGCCAAATAGATTGTGCGTTTGGATCAATAACCCAATCAACAGCCTCAAGCAAACCCTGTAATGCGGCAGTACCCAACAAACCCCACCCAGTAGCTTTTAATAATCTACCCATGCCAACAGCGCCCATTTTAGAACGAGGACTAGCTAATCTAGTGTCAATTGAGGTCTTATAAACAGAATCGTTTATCGCTTTTCCATATTGATCAACTTTATGCCCTGTAATATTAAGTCTTTGATTCTGATCAGGAACTACATCGTAATCCCATTTTTCAGCAGCGCCCGCAAATGCAGTATTAAAAGTAATAGTAAATATAAGAAATACGGAGAATATCTGTTTTAAAAAAGCTTTGCGCCCACTATAAGCCACATGATTATGCATATATATGCCCCTAAATTTTCTATATCCATATTCCACCCATAAAAGAAAATGCCCTCAGTTGAGGGCACTGTTTATTACATTGCTGATCGTGCCCACTTGAACACTTTGATCACTACAACAAGCGATAACACAGCAAGACCAATCGCACTAACTGTTGTAACGCCATCTGTGATCGTTGTTACAACTGATGTAACGTCAATTGGTGCAGCATTAGCATTGCTCATAAGCGCAGCAGATACGGAAACACCGAATCCATATTTTTTAACAGCAGCAGCAAATGCAGCACGGTTGCCGTAGGTTTTGTTCATTGCATCGTTTACTTGGTCTTGAGTTAATTTTTCCATGATGGAATCCTTATTTAATTGAGTGCTTTAATACACTTTTTGATTACAAAGACCGTTGCAAACACTAATAGACATGCAAAACCAATGGTATTACCCTCTACTAGTGTTAACTTCGGTAACACAGTGGGCATTTCTACCCATTCAAGGCACTGATTTGTTGTCGAGTCGATTTGATTGCAGACCAGTGCCATTTCTTAAAATCCTTATGCAGCCTTAACTTGTTTTTCTTCTAACTGGAGAGGTTTGCCGTCTCCAGTGGTTTTGTAGAAAATATTCATGCCATTCATTGTTGTTGATAATTCGACTGGCAGATAAATTTCACGATTTCGATATGAAAGATAGAAGTCTTTCATGTGATGATGATCTTCAATAACACGAACATTTTGAGAAGCAGGAACCCATTGTTCCAAACCTCTATCAAACTTTTGTGATTCAAAGATTAAGCGCATTGTTAACTGACCTTTGTCATTAACACCAGTTTCGACATTAAGAAGTTTTGCTTTAAAGATTAATTGAGACATGATTTTCACCTATGCGGTACGAAGTTGATAACTAAACATTGAGACTGGTTCGACAAAGTTTTCAGGTAATTGCTCTTCAAATTTCATTTCGAACATTTTGATAAATGGAATAACGTTGTTGGTTGACTGGACATGCAGGTTTTGAAGATAAACAAGTGAATAGCCACATTTTTTTAAAGCAGCAATAAGGTTTGAAAACTGAGATTTCTTGTATTTTGACTTCATTTCTTCATAGCCAAATTTTTCAAGATCGTAATAAAAACGTTCAATATTTCTAGCTTTACGCTCTGAAACCGTACCAGCAGGGATTTCTTTTTTAAATGCCTTAAATAGCTGTATGTAAACATTGATGTGACAGAAATTCTGTGACGGTTTTTCATGTAGACGTTGTAAGTATGTACCGCTAAAGCCAGTATCAATCAGATCGGCAGCAAAGTTTAAAAAACGCTTATGCGTATATTTCTTTTTAGTTTCATTGTGACCAATAGATTCAAGCAAAAGATAAAACTCCATGAGTTCATCGACCTTTCTTGTACAAATTTTCTTTTCAGTAGATACAGTTTGATGAACAGCAAGAATATTTTTAAATACAGTTTCATGGTCAGATACTTTCATATTTGTACCCTCAAATGCTTGAAATAATTGATGGTTTGCTTTAAGCCAGATGTCTTGTAAAAAAGTAGGATTAGAACGTTGGTAGCGAATTAATTGAAATAAATTAGTCGGAATGTCGAGTTCTTTCATAACATAGGCTTTAATGCCTGTTTCAAATCTTAAAAGACCACGAGCAAAAGCTTGTAACTCAGGGTCAGACATAACTTTCACAACACGCTGAGCGCATTTATCATTTGCTTTAGCAAGTTTAATTTGTTCCTGTAATTGATCTTGAAACTCATTAAATTTGACATAGACTTTACGAGCGAAACGCTTGCAACGTTCAGAGCCAAAGTAAAGTGTGTTTTTAAAAGTTGCGTCTTTTGTTGACTTACGGATGTGTTGAGTAGAAACATTGCGCATAAGAGCAAGAACTTTTTCAGCTTCTCTATCATCACGAAAACGAAATGAATATGTAGCATCAAGTTGCTTAACTTCTGTCATACCAATGTCAAGAATGTCATAGAGTGCAGGATTTGATTGAGCTAGAAAGCCCAACATTTCTAAAGCACCCTCTTCTATCCAGTCCGTGCCATAAACGTTATGCCCTTGCATAATTTTGGCTGGAGAACATTTAAGCTCTACATAGGGATGACCGACAACATCATGAAACAACTTGAAAGACATTGCTGTATGTGAAGTCGGGATTTTTGACCATACATGATGCAAGATTTGATTTTTAACATTGCCATCTTCATCTTTGTATACATCGTAAGAACCAACTTTAAGATTCAAATCAAGTAGATCAAAACAAATAATGCAATGTCGACCGTCGCTTGTTAATTCAACAAGCTCAGTCTTAACAGGTATCCACATTACAATTCTGTCTAGCATGATTATTCTTAGAACCTAAAATCACAAATGCATAAATCATTTTAGGGAGATAAAAACATAAATCACATATAAACACAAGCAGAAATCACAAATTCATTTAGAATCTAGTGATTTTTAAAAGGATTATCGAAATGGCTAAAACGTTTAGATTTACTGATGAAGAAGAACAAGCATTAAATGAAGTTGCTTTGAAGATAAATCGAGACCTAGTTAAAGCAGGGAAAAAGCCGTTAAGAGATACAGAAATATTCCACGAAATTATTAAACAGACATTACTTACTGGAAGCGTAGAAGTAAGCAGAGACGGCAGTTTGAAAGTAGAGACAAAAAAGTAA